ACCATACCATCCGACAGCGCCCGGAACTACTCGCAGCGCCAGAGCGCCCGCTAGAGGACTGGGTCGCAGCCATACAACGTGACGCGCCCGACGTGGTAGACATTGCCGGCGGCGAGCCGTTTATCGTAGACTGGCTTGCTGACTTGATGCTGGCCTGCCCTGACGTGGCGTTTGGGCTGAGCACCAACGGGCTCTTTCCCAGAGCCATCGAGAAGCTGGCTGACGCGGCACCAACAAACCTGATTAGCGTCAATATGAGCTATCACCCGGACGGGCGTGGGCGCTATAAGAACTATGACAAGGTGTGGCGTGAGTCTATCCGCATACTGAGCAGTGGCGAGGGGCGCCCGGCGCCTAACATCGTAGACTATAAAGACACCGTCGAGCTGTCTGCTGACGCTATGGCGTGGATGAACGAGAACGACATCAACTACGTCGTCAGCCCGTACGAGGACATGGACGGGCTTGAGCCGTTGCAAGAGCAGGGGCTATGCTGTCAGGGCGGCATCGACCATCTCACGATTGCGCCCGACGGTAGCGCGTGGCCGTGCTTGACCACACTGCGCAGCCCTTATTGGCGGGAGACCTGCCTCGGCAACTGGCTCGACGGCGAGCTAGACCTGAGTCGTAAGCCGCAACCGTGTCACTTGTACTGTCTCGACCATTACGTGTTGGAAGACCAGCACAGCGCCGGCGACATGTGGGGGACGCGCGCGCGACCGTGCGAGGGGGAATAGCGTGAGAGTGTTACTCGTACATTATAACCCGGCTGCGCCAGGGAAGGCGGGCGGGGCCGAGAGTGCTATCAGAGACCAGCGGAAGGCGCTGGAACTGCTAGGGCACGATGTGATAGTTTGCTACGAAGAGCCGCAAGCGGCCTACGCAGAGCACAAGCCCGACATCGTACACTTTCACACCGTCCACATCGGGCTGGGGCTGGGCGTGTTGCGATGGGCACAGCAAGAGAAGGTGCCACACTGCCTGTCCCTACACGACTACTGGCCATTTTGCGGGACGCGCATGCTACTCAAGCGGGGCAACAACCAAGGCAGCCTGCTCGCGGAATCATGCAACGCTGTCGAGGGCATCTGTGATAACAAGTGCCAAGGGCGCCACACGTCCAACTCGATTCGCGCACTGGTCAATCGCTCGCGCCTAGTGGCGTTCAATCCCTACAGCGCGGCCATATTCAAGCGGCACGGCGTGCGCATTGACGCTGTCATCCCGCACTCCATAGATACCGACTTTTTCAGCCCGGCGGAGAGCTTGGGTGATGGCATTGTGACCGTGTGCGCCTGGCCCAAGTACGCCACCAAGGGAATGCAGATTCTAGGGCCTGCGCTCAAGCAAGTAGGCGCAGCGGCGACGATTGTCTCAGGCGTGACGCGCGAGCGCGTGCGCGATGAGCTACGCAAAAAGGCCATCATGGTGTTCCCGTCATGCTATCAGGAGACCTGGGGCCTGTGTCTGACCGAGGCCATGAGTAGCGGGCTGGCGTGTATTGCGTCCGACGTTTGTGGGCCAAGGGCGCAAATTGAGCACGGCGAGAACGGGCTGCTCGTGCCGCCCAACGACGTAGGCGCGCTGGCCGACGCGCTCCGTAGCCTGATAGACAATCGCAGTGAGCAAGAGCGGTTGGGGCGCAACGCAAGGGCCTGGGCAGAGAGCGAGTGCAATCTGGAGCGTATGGGGCGTGATTATGTGGAATTTTACAAGGCGGTGATAGCCAATCAATGCGAGTCATAGCCTTTAGTGATGCGCATATCGCCACACCAGACACACAGAAATGGCTATTCGCCAAGTCGTTAGACTATGCGCCATGCTTGCGCTTTATCGAAATGATGCTCGCGGACCCGCCCGACCGATTGCTCTGCGTAGGCGACTTTTGCGAAGAGTGGTGGGACACAGGCACGCCATGGCGAGAGATAGTACCAGAGTTCGAGAGCTTGGGTTTTGAGCGCTTGCAGGGCAATCATGAGCAGTGCGGCTACCCGCTGGCTGTCGAGATTGACGGCGTGCGCTACGAGCATGGGCGTTGCAAGCCAGACACCATCGAAACCGTGCGCCGTGCGTATGCTGGCAAGCGCGTAGTACACGGGCACACGCACGAGCCACAAGAGCCGTGGCCTATGGACTTGGGGAGCCTGACACTGACTGGCACCTATGGCGAGATTATCGACGGTGCGGCGCATTTGAGGAGGATATAACCTATGGCACGTAGTGGCATGACGAATCTGATAACGCGCACGCGGCGCCTGATTAACGACACCGCCAGCGCGACATGGACAGACACGGAGCTACAAGACGTGCTCGACCTGCACAAGCTCCGCATCTGGCGTGAGCCGCTAGAACGCGAAAAGACGAATCTGACCGGCACGACCTACGAGTACCGACTCTATTACTCGCGCCAAGAGAATCTGGAAGAGGTGGCGAGCGGCACGGCCTACTTCCACATCGAAGACAGCACCGGCGCGGCTAAAGGGTCGGCAGATTACACCATGGACTACATCCGTGGCATGCTGACCATGGACGCAGACCAAGGCGGAACCGCGCTCTATATGTCGGGCTGGACGTTCGACATCAATGCGGCGGCGGGCGACTGTTGGCGCGAGGTAGCCGGTGGCAAGGCGGGCAAGTACGACGTGAGTGCTGACGGCCACAGGATGAGCCGCTCGCAGTTGATGAAACAGGCAATAGACATGGCCAAGTATTATGACGGGAAGAGCAAGCCCGTTAGCGTGAGGCAGTGGACAAATGGCATTTCTAGGTAGCGCAGAACTGGCAGACATCAGGGCCGACCTCGAAGACACGTTCCCAACCACTTGCACCATCAGCGCCAAGGAGAACGTAGCCAACGGCGTGGGCGGGTTTACGCCTACCTGGACAGCGCGTTCTACGGCCGTCGCTTGTCGTCTCGCGCCTGCGGGCGTGGGCTCTGGCGAGAGCGTGCTGGCCGAGCAGATACGTGCCGGACAGGTGTGGCACCTGAGCGTGGCCTGGGATCAGACGCTAGAAGCGACCGACCACGTGACAGTCGACGGCAACGAATACGAAGTCATGCAGATTAACCGTAACGAGTCGGAGCTATTCTGCAAGAGAGCGCAGGTGACACGATGGCCGTCGTCGTAAAGTACGACAACACCAAACTGCGCAAGATGCTTGCCACGCTTAAGGGTAAGCCCGTGCGCATACTGCACGACGGCACCGACTACGGCGTGTTTCAAGAGCTCGGCAGCGCTACTCGATCGGTTCCGCTCAAGCCCTTCATCGGGCCAGCTATCGAGAACGCGCGCCCGGCTTACGAAAAGGGCTGGCCGCAGGTCATTGAGCAGTCACTTATGACGCCAGACGACTTTATTGAAAAGCTCGCGCGCGATGCCGAGGGTGTGGCAAAAGACAAAGTGCCCGTCGATACCGGCAATCTCAAGAACAGCATCGCAGTGAGTAAACCAGAGGAGTACGGCAGCCATGCCTAATCTCTATACAGCTTTGGGATCTGCGCTGTACTCGCATCTCGCAGCGGGCACAGCGTTGACAACCGCCTTGGGCGGCACGGCAATCTACAACCGGCTCGCACCGGATGACGCTAGCTTGCCGTACGTGGTGTTTTTTCCGTCGTCAGACCGTGACGAGAATACATCACCACGCCGTGCACAAGACTGGATTTATACGGTCAAGGCCGTGGCGGTGGACACAAGCGGGGTTAGTGGGCAGCTTCTCGCGGAGCAGCTTGCCGACCACATTGACGCTCTCATACACGAGCAAGAAATCACCATCACGGACTGGGGCAACTACTGGTCGGCTCGCACGACTGGCATAGAGTACACAGAACCCGGCGCAGGCGCCATGTATTGGCATTGTGGCGGGCAGTATCGAGTACGTATCGCAGAATGAGGTAAACTAATCATGGCAAACACCGGAAGAATCGCCGGTAAAGACGTATATGTGACTTTCGCCGGGACTGACCTCTCGCCGGACTTCACAAGCGTCTCAGTAAACAACGAAGGCGAGTTGGTCGACGTGACCGCTGGCTCCGACACGTATCACTACTTTGTGAGCCTGGCGCGAGTGAACGGCACCGTAGACTACGAGTGCTTCTACAATGGTGGCACCACGACCGAGTGGGAGGCGATTGCGCCGAACACCGCCGGCACGCTCATCATCGCACCCAAGGGCACCGCAGCCGGGAATCCTTGCTGGACTTGCACGCGAGCGTTGGTTCAGAATCAGAATATCGACTTCCCGTTTGACGACGGGGTCAAGGTAACGGCAGCGTTCCAGCTTTCCGCTACGTTGGCGGAAACAGTCTACTAATTGACACGGGGCGGGGCAAAACCCGCCCCCACTCCCTAGGGGGTAATTGACATGGAAAAGATGGTAAACGGTACGCGAGTGGTCATCAAAGACAAGATTCCCGCCAAGGCGAACTGGGATCTGATGAGCAAGCTCCAGGCTATCGGCAGCGACATCGGGGCGGCCAGCTTTGACGACATGGCGCTCATTATCGGACGTATGGTCGAGACGTGGGATTTTGCAGGCAAGCCGCAAGACCCCGAAGCCGTGGGTGAGCTGGACCTGTTTAGGGAGCTGATGCCCTTGGTGCAGGCCGCCACAGAGGCCATCACCGGCGGCGAAGACTCAAAAAACTGACTACCGCCGTGTTCGTGGCAGAGCGCTACGGCGCCTCCATGCCATGGGCAGGCGAGCGTTGGGTGATACAAGAAATCACGGGCTGGACGTTGGAGTACATCGACAACCTAGACATGGCAGACATACTAGAGCTACACGCGGTGAAGCGGGGGCAATCCGTGGCAAGGGAAAGATAACCTATGGCGACACAAGTCTCCTCCCTCTTTGCAACCATTGGCGCAGATTTAGGCCCTCTCAACAAGGGCCTCGCTACCGCTGACTCTAAAGTCAAGGGCTTTGGCAGCAAATTCACCGACATGGGCAAGTCGCTCATGAAAACTGGCGGCATGATGACCGCCGGTATCACCGTGCCAATCGTTGCGATGGGCTCCAAGATGTTCCAGAGCGCGGCGCAGTTCGAGACCGGAATGAACGTCATGGCGCTAGCTGCGTCGTCTTCCGGCACGGCTATGGAAGACTTGCGCGCTGCCACTATCAAAGTCGGTGGCGACACTCAGCTAGTCGGGATTAATGCTGCCGAAGCCGCCGAAGCCATGACCAACTTCTACAAGGCTGGCTTGCAGACGAACCAGATCATGGGCGACATGGAAGGCTACATGTCGGGCACGGCGGAACTAGGCGGCGCTTTGCGTGCTGCTATCGATATGGCCGCTGCGTCAGAGTTCGACCTTGCATCAGCGTCCGACATGGTATCTATCGCCATGGCGACGTTTGGCATAGAGGCAGAAGACGCGACCAAGATCACGGACAACTTTGTGCGGGCCGCTGACGCCTCCGTGGCGAGTGTGCCAGAGTTGGCCGACGCCATGGTAAACGTGGGCTCGACTTTCGCCGCGTTCTATCAGGAGTCGCGTGGTGGCATTGGCGCCATGGAAGACGTAAACACCGCGCTGGCAGTTCTCTCGCAGCGTGGCATCAAGGGCTCTGAGGCAGGCACCGCGCTCAAGTCAATGATGACGAACATGATGCGCACGAGCCCCAAAGTTACCGGCGCGCTCGAAGAGTTGAACATCGAGCTATACGACCAGGCTGGCGTGCTCAAGCCGCTACCGGCTATCATGGCGGCCTTTGAGAAGTCGTTGTCTGGCGTCACGCAGGAACAGCGCAACCAGTATGTGCAGACCATTGTGGGCACCTACGGTATGAAGGCCATGAACACGCTGCTGGCAGACGGCGCAGAGGGCTGGGACGCGATGACGGGCTCTATTGCCGCCGCCGCTGACACGCAAGCCGCCGCCGGTGCTCGCACCAAGGGCCTCGGTGCCGCCTGGGAGAACTTGCAGGGCACGATTGAGACGCTCATATTGCAGGGCACCTCGCCATTCATGGAAAGCGTCGCAGGCATCGTACGCGGCGCTGCTGACCTGATTGGCAAGCTGGTGGAGCTAGACCCGATTTGGTTTAAGATCGCGGGCGGGATCGCTGTGGCGCTCGCTGCGGCTGGGCCTCTCGTGACCATGTTCGGCGCTCTAGCGTCTATTGTCGGGTTTATCGCGTCTCCCATCGGGCTAGTCGTTGCGGCCATCGTAGCGCTGGGCGCCATGTTCGTGAAGGCGAACGGCGGCATAGGCCCTGCTATCAAAAAGCTAAAAGAGATTGGCATGGCAATCGGTTCGCTGTTCAAAATGCTCATCGGGCAGGGCGACTATGGCGATCTGCTGAACATATCCGAAATATTGCAAGACTTGGGGATTGCCTCTGACAAGGCAGAGAGCATTCTGCGCTTTTTCCAGAATCTTGGCGGCACTATTGGCAAGGCTATCGAGCGTGTCAAGGCTGCATTTAAGGAAGGTGGCTTGGGCGGCGCGCTACAGGCCGCCTTTGGGGAACTGGGTAATATCAAAGTAGCTCTTGGGCCGCTTAGCGAACTCATCAAGGCAAAGCTGCTCGGAGTATGGGATAACATTCAAGAGCAGGTGCCCATATGGAAAGAGAAGTTACGAACGGCACTTGGAGCCGCCATCGGTACCGCATGGGATAAGCTCAAGGAGAAGGCGCCTATATGGAGCGCGAAGCTCAAGGCTGCCATTGGTACCGCATGGGAGAAGATTCAAGAGCAGGTGCCCATATGGAAAGAGAAACTACAGGGGGCTTTGGATAAAGCTAGTGAGGCTTGGGACGCTCTCAAGGAAAAGGCGCCGGAATGGGGGGAAAAGCTCAAGGCTGCCATCGGTACCGCTTGGGAGAAGATTCAAGAGCAGGTGCCCATATGGAAAGAGAAACTACAGGGGGCTTTGGATAAAGCTACTGAGGCTTGGGACGCTCTCAAGGAAAAGGCGCCAGAATGGGGGGAAAAGCTCAAGGCTGCTATAGGTACGGCTTGGGCAGCCATCCAGGAGAAGGCGCCAGAATGGAAAGAGAAACTACAGGCAGCGCTCGACACGGCTAGTGAGGCTTGGGACGCTCTCAAGGAAAAGGCGCCAGAATGGGGGGAAAAGCTCAAGGCTGCCATCGCCCCAGTATGGGATAAGCTGCAAGAACAGGCGCCCCTATGGGGCGAAAAGCTGGGCGCGGCCGTGAACTCTGGCGTGGGCTGGTTCAGCGCTAATCTTGGGCCACAGTCGCACAAGCTTGGCGCTAGTCTGCAACTGTTATGGCAAAAAGGCGCGGCCAAGTTCAGCGAAAACGGCACCGCCATGGGCACCAGCTACGGCATTATACTGGGCAAGGTGGTACGCGGCGCTATCACTGCATTGGCGGGGATGATAGTCGCCATAGGCACGGCTCTATACAACGTGATCAAGGGCATGTGGAGCGTGGCTACCGACGACGGCGGCAGAGCAGACTTTGAGAAGGGCTTGCTCGACTTTATCGTTGGCGTGCTTGATGGGTTTATCATCGGGATTACGGGCAACGACAAATGGGCAACCGATCTAACCGCCTGGTTCAAAACCATGGCTGACGACGCAGTGACAGGGATTGAAGAGAAAGTTGATGATTTAATTACCGCTGGTGGGGCTATGGTTCAGGGTCTTATTGATGGCGTAAAAGCCAAGGCGCAAGAGTTAGCCGATTCGGTGCTAGGCACGGTCGAGAACGCATGGCAAGCCGCCAAAGGCTTCTTGGGCATTAGCTCTCCGTCTAAGCTGTTCGCAGAGATCGGCATCAATACGATGCGTGGTCTAGCGGAAGGGCTCAAGAACGGCGAGCCGGAAG